TCACTGTTGCCAGTACCATCTCAGGAAAGCAATGTGGCTTGACACTTGGTTTGTACACAATGTACAATCAATCCAGAGGATGGCTTAACGATTTGAATACTATCGCCGGATTGGAAAATGTCGGTGATCAGACAGCAGCAGCTGGAGAAACCGTTGATCCCACCACGAAGTTTATCTTTCTGAGTGGTATTATGGATCTCACCATACGAAATATTTCCACTTATCAGAGTGGTGCCACACCAGACACTCGTGCTCTCGATGGCGCAGCAGCTATCGAGCTCGACTTTTACGAAGTCCAGGTCCGTAAGGACAATGCATCTAGAGCGGCCGTTTACAACTCGATCTCACAGATGCTTAATGCTTTCGACACATCGGAGATTGGAGGAGCAGGAGTAGGAATCTCCATAGATGATCGCGGAGCGAGTCCCTGGGAAATGACCGGCGGTCTTTCCAACTTTGGGATCAAAGTACTGTCAAAGACAAAATACTTCATCCCCAATGGACAAACAATTACACACCAAACGCGAGATCCTTCTCGTCGTGTGTATGTGAAATCGCAAATGGATCAATTTGATGACTTTGCGAACAAGACAACCAAACTGTACTATATCATTTACAAGCTTGTGCCCGGATTAACGATCGGTACACAACCTGGAACATATCAACACAATCTCGTTGTTGGAAATACGAGAAAATATCTTTATAAGATAGAAGGCATGAATGACAGTCGCGAACGTTATCTCACAGGCACGTACGCGCCAGGTAACCCCTCCTAAGTATATACTTTATATATATGAGGCCGAGGGGTTGCCGCGCTGCGTCCCGGCTCTCGGAGCCGGGGCCAGCATCCTACGGAGCTTAGCCTAATAAGAACACAACACTAACCAGAATGCACAATATATTGCCGCGGGCGCTTGCGCACGCAAAAACACTAATCCCAATTGTTAAACTCGATAACCTTGAAACGACGAAGGAGAGGCATACAATCTTCAGCGCGATCGAAACACTGTTGGATCGTGTAGTTGGAGAGCACAATTATCTTCTTCGGGCGGATCTTCTTGATGGTCGCCCCCTTGATCTCGGGTGAGAACGGATAGCGGTCGGCCCAGATCTTGACAAAGTGTGCCAGATACTTTCCAGCTTCAGGATTGAACTCTTCGATGGCCACAATTTCTTCGTTGTCGTATCCATCCCACCACTTATTGAGGGCTTTAGGGTAATGATCAGGATAATCAGCCCATAGCTTGCGGGATTTTCCTGTGCCCGTTGGTCCCACCCACCACTCGTTGACTAAGTCACTCAGGATCATAGTTGGTCGACGACGTAGGGAGAGCAACTTGGGTCGGTGGAGGAGATATATCCCTGGATAGTCGTCTTTAATCTCATCCATTTTGCCCTCTTCAGCAAGTGCGATGACCTTTCGCCACTTCTCTTTCGTTGATTGCCCTCCAGACTTGGGCGGATCACCAAATTCCTCGAAGTCCCCGTCCTTTTTACAATATTCGGCTGCTTGGGCTGCCGTTCCACGTTGTAGCTCAATATGAGCACGCGGCAGAAGATCTTTAATACGCCGAAAATGCTGAGGGTGAGCGAAGCGGCAGTATCCTTGGTAATGAGGTGTTCCCTCAGCCCCTGTCTCTTTGCCGATAATGACATAGACAGCAATGTTTTTCAGTTGTTCGAGGTCTAGCTCGTCCGCGAGCCCTGGGTTGTTTAGAGTGAAACACCATCCGCGAGATTTGACGTTTGGCTGAGCCATGGAAAATTGAGAAATGCCTCCCGGTCCAGTATTACCCGGGAGGCACTGTGCCAGTTCCGAGGTTAATTAAAAAACCTCAAAACCTAGCCCCACTCCTCTAAGAGTCGCCATTATCCAATTTGATTGGTCATAGACATACGCGTCACTCTTTCATTGGCGGAATTTTTGAATGCCATATCAGAAATTTGGAAGAGTAATGTTTGCTCGAAGGAGCTCTCCTTATGGACGGACCAGGCCGGGTCGTCCAAGATATACCGGCCCGTCACCGGTGTTGTCACTTGGCCGTGCAACTCGTGTTGGCCGTGGGCGTGTAAGAGTAATTACACGTCGTAAACAAAGCCGCCAAACAGGTGGTACACTTGGCGGCACAAATGCGGATTCACGTTTTGTGTATCGCAAGAAGAACATGCCCCGCAGGAAGAAAAAGCGTTGGATAACTTTTGTGAAGAAAGTCAACGCAGCAGCAGAAAAAGAGCTTGGCTCTAGGACTGTGCTATTTAATGATCAAATCACTGTTGCCAGTACCATCTCAGGAAAGCAATGTGGCTTGACACTTGGTTTGTACACAATGTACAATCAATCCAGAGGATGGCTTAACGATTTGAATACTATCGCCGGATTGGAAAATGT